GCACCTACTATATCAGAGTCTACCGTAGTTGTCAACTTACCCGTTGCACCTACATCAAGTGACTGATTGTTTACATTATCAACTAACTGCGTAAAGTTATCAGAAATTTCTGTTTTGATTGGTGTATTTCTTCCCATGACTCTATTTATAAACTTTTTTAACTCATTGAAAAATTAAAAGTACTACCCCTTGACGGAAACGGATATATTGCAGAAGTGGCATCACGAGCAAACGCATTACCACCACCATATCCCCCACTATTCCCTACTCCAGACGCTAAATTCCAACTGTAAGAGGCATAATTAGAAAAATTACCAGAAGTACTGACAACACTATGAGAAGCAGATGTTCTATTAAATGTATTTCCATTAACATTTATAGAATTCCAACCACCATATCCAGAAGCTAAAGAAAAGGGAGCGACCCCATTTGCAGATGTGTTTGGAAGTATAAAAAGTGATAAAGAAGTAGTGACATTAGTTGAACCACCGCCTGGACTAGTACTAGCATTGTAAGAATATGTCCCTTGTAACTGATATAATACATTATTACCAATATAATAATTAGATGTATCATGAGTTTTTTGGGCATTACCGTATGAAGTTATATCTTGAAGAATTCCATTCCACCCTCTCGTTGCGTTCTGTACATTAGAACCATACCCCATTTCATTAAAAGAAAATGAATTATAAGTACCACCACAAGTCATGGTTTGACTTGCTAAACTTCCGTCTTCTTTATATGATTGATTTACATAATAGTCACTAAAACTTCTTTGAGCATTAGTGTTCATATTTGCAAAAGTTCCCGAAGAAACATTACCCGCACTTATTGGTTGAAATCCACTAAATATGTCCCAGTCAGTGCTTATATTAAAACTACAAGTAGTACCAGATACACCTGAACTTGAACCACCACTTGCTTCTATGTGTATGTCATTTAGAGATATTGCACCACTATTGGGTGTTGACTTAGCAGATTTAGGCATTATTTACTCTCTAGTTCTTTTATTGCTTCAACTAATAATCCGATAACAAGTCCATAATTTATTGCAAGATGTTCTTCTTTAGTTTCGATATCATTTGTGGTGTAAACTGCTTCTGGTAAAACTTTTTGTAAATCTTGTGCGATTAAACCAGTACTTCTCTTTCCGTCTTTCTTATAATTAAAGTTTACACCTTTAAGTTCTTTTATTTTTTCTAATGCGTTGGGAATGACTTCTACATTTTCTTTTAGTCTTTCGTCAGATGCAGAACCGTATGCTGTAACATTACCTTCAAATATTCCATTACCACTATTGTCTATTGAAAATCTATTAACACCACTATTATTTTGAAAGTAAAGATAAGTATCATATTTAATATAAGTTTCGCCATTCTGAGTAAAATAAAATCTATTTCTTCCGTCAACAGAACTCAACCATGAATTGTTAGGTAATGTTGTAGCACCTAATTTTGTATTTATTTGAGTTTGCAGTCCCGAAGAGTCAAAACTTATACCGTCTATTTGACTTTGTATTCCACTTGTCACTCCATTTAAGTGACCGAACTCAGTATTCGATACCGTTCCGTCATGAATTTTTTCTGCGTTAATACCAGCACTAGCGTCTATATCTGCATTGACAATACCACTAACCGCAGTACTACCTATTGCAGTGACATGACCCGCAGAGTCCATAGTAATATCTTGTACAAATGTTTTACCACTGTTATTAACATCTGTTGCACCAACTACAGTGTGGTCAATCAATAATCTGTTTCCAGATATACTAGTTTGAATAATACCGTCTCCAACAACTGCGATTGAACCACTCGCACTGTCAACAGTATCACTTCCAGTATCCGCAGATATTGTAGTGTACCTAAATGAGTTTGCAATGTCTGTTCTTAATTCAGTTGATGCAGAGTCAAGATTTGAGTCGAGTTTATTTAAAGCTCTTCTTACTGTCATACCAGTAAGATTACCAACTAACGCAGAGTCCCCAAGTTCTGCATCTATTTCATTTATACTACCAACAATATTTTTAGATGTAGTAGTTAGCGTAGTTTTTGCACGAGAAGAACCTATGTCTGAGTCTAATGTTCTAATGTCTGCAGATAAAGTGTTAAGTGAACTAGTCACGGTACTTCTTTCTGCACTATCGTTAAATCCACCGAGTTTTCCAGAACTATCTGCAGTTATTCCAGACAAAGAACCACCACCCGCATTTAATTCATTAATTGCACCAGTAATTGTTTTTGCAACTGTTGTTAGATTAGTATGTGGTCTAGCACCAATGTCTGAGTCTAACTCATTGATTGCACCTACTATATCAGAGTCTATAATAGTTGTCAAGTTACCAGTGGCACCTAAATTTTTACTAATGGTATTTGTATTGTTAACAAACTGACTAAAGTTATCGGTTGTTGATGTGACTGTGTAATTACTATCAGGCATTTTTCTCCACCAATAATTTAACTAATTGTTTTAATTCCGATATATCAGATTTCATTTCTGATATCTCTTGTTCTTTTAACAAGTTTTTTCTTTTTATTTCTTTTGCTCTTTTAATCTCAGATACATCTGTATTTAAAATTGCACCACTTATCTTGTCTCTTACAAGATGTGGTTGGTTCTCTACTTGTATATATCTATTTTTGTCCATTATGTTGCAAGTGCGATAATACGTAAGTCCTTAATTAAAGGTACTTTAGAAGAGTTAACTGAGTGCATCACTATCTTAACTTGATATTGATTAAATGACTCGATTGCATTTTGTAATGATGCAAGATATCTATACTCTTTAAAGTTTGCATTATCAGCCGCAACTGGAGACTCTATATTTGCAAGTGTATAACTTTGTTGTGTTATGTCTTGTCCTTCTGTTGCAGTTCTGAAAAATACATCAAAACTTGCACCATTTGGTTTTAACGCAGATAATAGAATTTTTAAATTAATTGCATCTTCAAGTAATGTTATTGGTCTAGTTATGTGTTTACTTAACGCACTACCACCAAAAGGTTGTGTTTCTGCAACAAAAAGTAAAGGAACATTACTTACACCCGCAGTTGCACCCGCAGATACTTGATTATCTATTCTGTGATGTGCCGTAGTTAATGCAGTTCTTTGAGTGTCTACTACTGGAGAAACATCTGCACGAATTGTATTCATATTTGCACGAATAGTCACGGATTTTTCTCCCGCACCTAATTCAGTAGTTTCATTTGCTGATGTTGCAACTAATCTTGGTGCAGTAAATGTATTATCTGTATTCAATACTAAATCAGTTGAGAAACTTGCATCTTTTTGAAATCTTGTTTCGTTACCCGCAAGTGAACTACCCGTCATAAATTTACCAGAGAAACTTAGAGTAGTATCTTCTGGTACTAAATTATCAAGAGTAGGAATTGCAATATCAAACACAACTTGTCTAGTAGTTTTAACTCTCGCACCACCAACATAACCAGCGGCGTTTGGAAGTCCACTAGTGGTGTTACCAACATTAAGTTTAAACTGATAACTGTTACCGTCTACTGCAGTAACCGTGTGTGTTCCATTTACTAATCCCGCAGAGTCTATTCCATTTATAACACCAGTTCCCGCAGAGTCAAATCCACTGATTGTGACAGTGTCATTTACTTTAAAACCATGGTCAGGTGCAAGAACTGTGACATCACTATCAGATGTAACAGTTAATATTGGATTACTACGCAATAAGTTATCTGGTACTGGAACATTCTCGAATGTTGCATGACCACCCGCAGTATTAAATGATGCCTTGAACATTTTAAATGCAAGGTCTTTTGTTTGGTCAGGCTCCCAAGTTGTTCCATTTTGTGATTTGAATAAACTACCCAATGAAGGTTGTCTGTTAATTCTTCTCTCAGTACTTCCTAATTCAAATTCATAAGTCTCTCCAACATACGCATTATATGAAGTACAATCCGATAATAATACAATACTATATTCAGTATCACCATTTAAGAACACGGGTTCAGTAAATTCAAAAGTAGTTGGTTTTTCTAATGCTTGTGCTTGAGTTGCGGTATTAATGTCATCAGGCACTTGCACCGAAGTTGGATTTACAAATACACTAGAGCCTGGAACTATATGGTCAGAACTAGGCGCACCATTTACCACTGGTCTAATTTGCAATTGTACTGGTATAGAAGTATCCTTGGTTTGAAAATAACACTCTACTTTAGTTACAAACATACCACTTGGTGCAGTAACCATGAAAGTTTGTCCAAGTGGGTCTGACCATGTAACTTCTTCCCATTGTCTTGTTGCAATAGTAGTTGTTCGAGTACTAATGATATCTTGTTGTCTAGTATCTATTGTACCTCTTGATGTAAATATCTTACTTGCAAAAGAAGTCGCAGATGACTGATTATCAACCGAAATATCTAATAGTTTAAATTCTCTATCACCACTTCTAAATCTGTTTGTATCAGAAGAAGGTATTAAGAAAGAACCTTCAACAGCACCATTTGCATCTGTAACTATATTTGTACTTCCATTCGGGTGTGTGTTTAATCCTTGATACTGATTACCAACATAAGTTTGTCCCGCAACATTTGTAAATTCACTTGTACCCGCACGAATAAAATTATCAAATGCAACACCGTCAAAAAATGGGAAGTATCTTGTTTCTGGTCTTAAACCTTCTACTTTGTAAAATACTAATCTTGGTCTCATAAATGGAAGAAAGGTTAAAGATACCGTTCTATCTGCAATAACTTCATTTACTACTTCACTTGAAGTAATTGTTTGTGAAAAAGTTCTAGTTCTTCTTCTACCTTGAGTAACATCACTTATTTCTTCAACATTACTTACTCCATTCCAATTCCAGTTCCAATTACCAAACCAATTAGTTGTATCTAATTGTCCTACATTTTGGAAGTTAGGTAGTTGCACACCATTCCACGAAAATGGTTGTGGTGCTTGTCCTTGTATTACACCTTGGTCTACTGTGACATCTACATTAGTCACGTTTGCGGGTTCGTATTCAGTATTTACCCAAACATCTGACTCAGGAGATAATGTGATTTGTCCTTCATGTACTACTACCGCAAATGGGTTTACATTTTCTGTACCAGATATAAGTTGATTTTCAATCGCAGATACATGGTCGTAATGTAAATAAACATTGTCTCCTTTTAATATAGTGTTTGACGATTTTGCAGAGTCATATTTCAAAGGTATATTAAATACTGAAACATGTGGGTGCAAAGTTTTTGTCACTGGATTTATTGATGCACGATAGTCTGGGTCTTGAGTATCAGAGAATGCTCTGTCTTTAAAGTTATCTACTAAGAACCCAGTCTTAGTTCTTGCAGTACCAGACGAGTCAGTTATTAATAATGTTTCGGTTTGTTGTTCTAAAAATGTTAATGCAGTAGTTTCTTCAAGGTCATCTATTCTTTCTTCTAACCTTGCAATATCTTCCATACGAAATCTTTTTGCTTTCATGACTCTTGTTGATAAATCAGAGTCACTAATACCATATCCATTTAAGTTTAATTCAAATAAATTTAAAGTATTTTCGGGTGTAGGTGGTAATTGTCTACTAAATCCAGGCTCTCCACTTTCTAATTTTATTGTACCGTCTTGATTTGCAACTATTTTGTCAGACCTTGGTAAGTAATATTCTGCATCTACAGTAACAATGTCTCCATTTGAAGGCAGTTCATGAATAAGTGAACCAGTTCTATCAAAACCAAAATCAATTGCACCACCACCAGTCGAACCCTCTTTGGTTGGTGCATTTGACCTAGCGTTTGCACTATCACCAAATATCAAACCACCACTATCTCTTACACTTCTAAAGTCAAGTACATCTCTTAGATTTAAAGACTCTCTTGAACTAATACTTAAATTAGGTATATCTTCATAATTTACTTGTCCAGTGTATGAGTTAACGGAGAAGAAATCTCCAGTCGCACCGTGCGAAAAGAATTTATAACGAGAGAATATTGTACCAGTCGGTGCAGAAGTATTTTTTCTTACAACTAATCTACCGTGTTGGTAATAATTTACTCTTTGTCCATTGTCTACTTCAAATTTTGCAGATAAGTCCGCACCACTTGAGTCAGTTTGTTTGATAGATAGAACCTCAAATATATCTGCTCTTGGTAATTTTAAGAAAGATACTCCATTACTATCCGTTACCATTGTACCAGAATGTGTTTCTTCTGTCAAGGTTTTTGTTCTAGATTGTCCAACAGATTTGTTTACTTTTGCATAAACTGTTACTGCGGCTCCACCACCTAAATTAGATATAGTTATCGAATTACTTCCAACAGAACTAAAAGATGCATCTGAGTCGGTAAGACCCGTTGCGTCAGTTGTGACTAACCAATCAGAAGTATTAACAAAAGTTTCTCCACTTGTAGATAAAGTAAGTGTTAATTGTCCACTACCATTTGCAGTACCCGTAAACATTCTTTGTACTTCAAGTGATATATCACTTAAGTTTTTAGGTCTTGATTTTGGTAAAGGAAATACAAGTGATTGTTGCGTAGACTCTTTTAATACAGCTTTACTTGACTCTAAGATTAAATTTGCGTAATCTGTTGTACTTGAACCAATTGATTTAACATTTCTGAAAGATTGTCCAGAGTTCATATTAATATCAAATAAATAAATTTTGTAGTTTGCACCGTCTTCTGCAATTGACCTTACTCTTGCAGTTCCTATAGTAGTTCCACCATGTTCGACTGCATTTCTTAAATTAACCAATCCAAATGATGCAATACCTAAATTACCTAGTATATTAGGACTTAATACAAAAGAACCGTAGTTAACACCTATCGCTTCGTTGTTAATTGTTGTAGTTGTTCTTGGTTTGGAAACAACAAGTTTTGTTGGTTTTTCTGTATTAAATCTATAACCATTAATATACGCAGTTCCTTTTGATACACTTGCAATTAAATTAGATGTACTTCCACCCGCAGAGTCCTCTTCAAAGTTTACTCTAAATGGATTTACAATATAATTACCAGACTCTTCTTTTGTCCTAAGTGCAAGAACTTCATTAATTTTATTGTATTGGTCTGCACCCGTAACTTGTTCAATAATTTCACCGTTAACAACATCACAATAGAATACAAAGTTATCTGTCGCAGAAACATCTGATTTTTTTGCAAGGGTTAATCTAATTCTATATCTGTCTGCACCAGGCGATGTAGTATTTGGAGTTGCACCCTGATTATCAAAAAGTGCAGTATTATCGGCAGATGTAACGATATCTTCTGTAACGGTAAATCCAACTACTTCATCTGGAAACTTGGAATACTTTGAAAGTAATACTGACTGTGGTTGTGCAAAAACAAAGTGTCCTCTTACAAAGAAATCTCCACCCGCATTACTTATGATTGTACCTTGACCCGTTGCTGGATTTGCAACAGTGTTTGTTGTTTGTACTGTAAGTGTCTCTCCACCACCAGTAATGTTCTCACCCGCAGTAAATCTTACTACAGATGTTCCCGATAATCCACTAGTATCGGTATTAGTATATTGTACATATAAAGTTGCGGGGTCTGACCCACTTGCAGTTTCTACTCTTACTACTCTACCTTTTACACTTGAATTTGCACCCGTAAGTTCTAATCCAATTAAAGTAGATGTATCAGTCGGTAATTGATTTGTAGTAGTATTTAACTTAACAAATTCAAAGGAATTGTTTACAGTAGGGCCGCCTGGGTTAACGGCTGCACCGTCTTTGAATACATTACGACCAAACCTTGCAACCTCTTCTTGAATAATAGTTTGCATTTGTGTAAGTTCTCTTGCCTGCAACGCACGACCAGAGTTGAATAATATTCTATGAAAATTATCCGCACTATCAAAGTCATCTTTGTATGTAGTTGAAAATGTATTCTTTGTAAATGTTGCCATCTTTTATTCCTTATACTTGTATTACAATTTTAATATCTTCGGTTTGGTCTGCACTTCTCGTGACCGCAGAACGATTATCAATATACAGTAGTTCGCCTGTATGAGGGTTTACTTCAAATGCAGTTTCAAATGCACCCGCACTATCTAATACACCCGTACCAGTTCCGTCTGTTTCGTTTACAGTTTCGCCTGCTTGGAAAGACCTAAATCCAGTGTCATCATTTTGATGATAGAATACTGAGTTTCCAGAGTCTTTATCAATAAATGCCTTTGCACCAGAAGTCACACCTAAAATTGTTTTATCTTCTCCAAACGCAGTGTTTACTGCAGAAAAATTTAATCCTTTTAATGCACGACCAGTTGATGCTGTAAATGCAGTTGAAACTCCATTACCACCATGTCCCGCAGAGTCAGTTTGTGGATTTTTTATTAGTCCTACTTGTCTAAAGTCTTGTCCAATAATAAAGTCTAAAGTTTCAGTTCCCGAAGGTTTTGCATTAAACATGATTGCACTTGCTTTAAAATCAATAGTTGCATCATGACCTAACCCACCATTAGTTGCAAGAATAGGTCTAATTTTTGCGGGTTTAGTTGGAGTTCCACCACCACTTACTTCTACATTTGCAAAATCATAACCACTACCAAAATTTGCAACCTTAAGTGATGCGTCTGAACTATCTGCGACTTCTACTTTAACCACTTGTCCACCAGATATTGTCGCAGTTGCA